GCCCCACATCACTCTCCAGAATTGCATCCCTGACTGCGTTGTTTACAACTACGTCACTAGATGCGACCAAATCATCAAAATCGGGCAGTTCTGCCTTCGCTTCCTGAACCTTCTGCGCCCAAGATTGGATAATCTTTTGTTGCGCTTCCTGTTCTCTCTGCTGTGCAACTTGCCTATCCCGTTCAGCTAACGCTTTTTCTGTTGAAAACTCAGCTAGAGCCTTCGCATACTCAAACGCATCGTTGAACTGGCTTGGTTGTGGTTCTGAATCAACATAAGACTGCTGTTGAGGCTGTCTTTGCTGTTCCATTGCCGCCAAACGCTGTTCTAGTTCTATCCTAGCTTGACGCTCGTTCTGCGCTTCTTTTCGCGCTTCCTCACGTTGCTTGGTTATCTCTGAAAACCGCTTTTCAAGTTTAGGATTTTGCTTACGCTCACCCTCTTGGTTTGCTTCCTTTTCTGCCTCTTTCGGTTCACTCTGTGATTCCTCGGATTCTGGCTCGGGAGTTTCCTCAACCGCCTCAGTATCCGCTGGAGATTCAGCTAAACCTAATCTGTTTGCATAAAATTCTGCCGCATTCTCACTGGTCAATACTTGACCCGCTTCTTTTTCGGACATACGTTTCCCAACGATTTAACCCCATGTGCCTCACGGGTAAGGTTTAGTGGTTTTTACCACATAACTTATTGATGCGTCAATTACTGTGCATCATTTAATTCTTTAAGGATTGCATCCATAGCGCCTTTTTTACCCAAAGACATTTTTAACTTGGCATATTTGGGATGATTTTTGACACGCTCAAATTGCTCATCTTTAGGTTTTTCTTTGTTCATTTGATTACGTTTTTCCATGAATTCGTTATCAAATTTGGCTTTGTTTGCGCCTATTACTGTTGGCATATTGACTCCTTAAATAGCCCGTTCTGTTGTTTCTGCACTAGCATTATTTAACGTACTTCTGTCCATTTGAGCCAACAACATAGCAATTTCAGCCTTCATGCGCTCAATCTCAAGCTGTGTCTGTGTTTTGATGACTGTATCGTGTGCCTGACCGTCCACACGCAGTTGCATTTCAGCGCGGTCACTTTGTTCACGAACTTCAGCTTCATTTGCTCTGCCTGTCTCTTTCATCAGGGTGCGCTTAGTTTCGCCATCTTGACGCAATTGCTCAACGTCCATGCGGTTTTTCAGCATCAAATCTCTAGCCTGAACCGCCTGTGTAAGTTCCTGAATTTGCTTCTGCGACATAGCCAGTTGCATTTGGACTTGCGGAGGAATCTTAGATTTATCGTCAATCTGAGCCATTGGGTTAGCCGCGGCAAGGCGGTCAGCAATGATGTCCGCACCGGGCCAATCCATGTTCCTAAACACCAAATCACCCGCCACTTGCATAAGTTCTGGTGCGGCTGAAAGCAGGGGAAGCATATTGTCCACAGCCTCTTGGCGCTTGGAGTTATAGCCGGGGCCTGTCTCCATCACCACATCATATTGACCAACCGTAATGTCGTTCAGAACCCTGCCCACGGCATCCCGCTGGTTAATTGTCAACAGTTCTGGCTTGCCATCATCCCCAATGATTCGCATAACACGCTCTGTGTCGTAAATCTTAGGGATAAGGTCTAGGCAAATTTTGCCAATGTGGGAAATTGAACGTGTAAGGTTGTCGTAATAGTCAAAGTTTGTAAGGTCAACTTGTTGTTGCTGACCATTTAATGCTTTGCCTGAAATGTTGCCTTGACCAAGCTGTGCAGGGTCAAACACACCCATGATGTTTTTAATGTCGTTGTCCACACCCATAGCCGCGGCCATAATTCCCGCCTGTGGCGGCTCTGGCTGTAGTCGTGTGGGAACTGGCGCAGGGCGACCGTCAATGTCTGTCTGTTTGTAACGCAACACAGGGAATGACTTAATGTTGGCATTTGCCCAATCGCTTTCATGCCCTTCGTCCTGACCTTCAGCCAGCAACCATTTAGCCTTGGGTGCTAATGCAACACCTTCAGTAATGGCGGTTTGCCAAAAGTTATACATCCTTTGTGGGTCTTTGGCATAGCGAATCATGCCAAACTTTTTGCGCTTGTCACCAATGACAATGTGTCTGCCGTACACGGGAACAATTGGGATGTATTTGCCAGCCCAATCGCGTTCCTCAAGAACCTCAACCGCGGTCATTTTGCAGTATTTAATGGTTTTCTTGAATGAATCACGTTTGTCAATCACCGTGATTCCATAATTGTCAAGGCGCTGGAAAAAGTCTTTGTCATCAGCAAATGTGGCTGAACCATCGCTCAAAAGATACAAAGTCGCTTTTTCTCTGACGGTGTAGTAATACTCAGCAAGACGAATATCCTCTTTGGTGATCCACTCAGACTGTGAATCGCCTGTGCCGCGTTGGGTGAAACTTGTGCCACCGTCATCAGCATCTGGGTACAACTTGCGGAATTCCTCTTTCAGCATCATTGTTGTAATTAAGCAACGGTCAGCGTCAGAGCCATCAGGCAACACAGAATTAGGGTCAAAGTAAACCGTGAATGGGTTATCTACAGGGTCAATGTAGATTTCCTGATCAAAGGAATCCTCTGAAATGTAGTCAGTTCTGACGCGAATGTAGCCCCAGCCCATGCGAACAGCGTATTCAAACGCATTGTCATAAGAGTGGTCAGCGTTGGAATTGACTTCAATGTGACGAATAATGCCGCTAATTGTCTGTGCGTCCACCATATCCTCATGCGTATTTGTGGCATGAACTTTGATGCGGGGGCGTTGTTGGCGTTGTTGGTTTGAGACTTGGCGGCAATAGTTGTCCACCTTATTCACCGTAATGACGGGGCGGGACTCAAGATTGCGGGAGTTTTGCAATTCAACAGGCCATTGATCACCAGCGCCAAACTTCAAATCCTCAAGCGCTTCCTGACGGTTCATCGTGTCTGCATCGTTAGCAAACTTGAGAAACTCTATTGCCTCTTGGATTCGTGAGTCGTAATCATCAGCCATGATGTTGCCCTAAGTGATTTTGAGCCATTTTAACTCATCCATGAGTGTTGGCTACCATAATTTGCGGTAGGTCTGGGCTTTCTGGCTTGTCTAGGCTCATTGACCATCAGACCAATATACCTAAACGCATCAGCGCCATGCGAATAATTGTCGTGCAAAGGCGTTTTGCTGAATTGCTTAGTGTCTGGGTCAACATCGTAACGGTAATGCCTGAGACATTGCAAGCCCTCGTGACAGTTATCACGGTCAAACCACATATTTGTAAACAATGTTCTAGCCGCGTTGATTGAATCCATGATGGGCGTTCTAGGGATTATTTTGGTTTTATAACCCGCGGCTCTCACAATTTCCTCAATGCTTCTGCCATTTGCCGCCAGCGTCTTGTTCTCAGCATCGTGCGGTAGCCAAAGCGTGTCATACATATAGCCAAAGGTCTGCATCTTGGCTAGGTAGTCGCTCATGGTCTGCTGATTGCCCTCAATGTAGCGAATCAAGCGGGTTTCCATGCCTATGAACTGTAAGAACCAAATTGCCGTAGCATCAGACCAACCAAGGTCAAAGATGGCGTGAACGGGTTTTGTAGGGTCATAGTTGACCTTTGTGATGCGCCCATCTAACTCAGCCAGTTGCATTTCTCTGGCAAAGATAGCCCCATCTACCGTCTGTCTGCATAAACCTTCCCAAACCACGTTATAAGCCTGTGGATCACGGTGTTTAAGCGCATCTTTCTCAAGTTTCAGTGTTTCGGGAAACCAAGGGTTGTCTGACCAGTTGACTTTTTGAACAATGCAGTTCTCAGGCGGGTTTTGCACAAACCGCTGGTAAGTCTCATCAGTCTCTAACTCAGGGTTAAACGTAATCCAGATTTCAGACTTTTCCTTGCGAATGGTAGGGATCAGCACGTTCCATGACATACGGCTGGTTGTCTGCGCTTCTTCTACCCAACACACATCAACACCCTCATAGGACTTGACGTTAGCCACATTGTTCTTTAGACCCACAAAGCTGAACTCTGTGCCGTTCTTACCCCTAATGCTTGTCTGGGTAATTTCATAGAAACCAAGCAAGCCTAAAGCCTCAATCTGGTCACACAATAACTTGTGAACTGAGTCTTTGATAGAAGTCTGGAATTCACGGGCGCAAAGCACTCTTAACGGGGCTTGAGCGCCTTTAATCAGCAAAGCCCTAGCAACCCCCCATGACTTAGCGCCACCGCGTCCACCGTACAGGACTTTATAACGTGATGACTTAAACAGGCATTCCAGCTTTAATGGGAATTCTGCCTTTGCAATTGCTTGGGTTACATCAGACATAGGTTGTTGGAACTCAATTCGGTTTTTGGCTAGGTGCGCTGGAAAGCCAGAAAAAGGCGCACATCAACATCCTTGAACGCTGGCTTAACATTCCAACACGAATGGGCTGTCCCATGCGTCTTAGATGTCATCAGGTTTCACAAAGCTGACCTGAATGCCCGTCAGGAATGGCGTACCGTCAGCACCCGTGATTTCAGTCTTTGTGCTTTCACGGTACTTTTTGGGGAATCTTGCCGCCATAGACCGTGACCACAATGTTGGGTTTAGTCGGTCACTTTCTTTGTTCTCAACCATGTAAGCCGCGGCTTGTTCTTCCCACCATGCTTGCTCATAAGTCTTGGCATCGTCCAAGGCGTGCATAAATTCTTCGTAAGTATCACGCCAAAGATACATTGTGCGTAAGGATACGTTAAGGATTGATGCTATTTGTTCAACGCTTTTGCCGATTCTGCCCAAAGTAATCACTTCCTCACAATATTTAGGATCGTAGAGGGTAGGGCGACCAACGGGGCGTTTTTCGGTTGTTTCGGTCATTTGATTTTTAATGCTTCTTTTAGAACTCTGTGTATGTAATCTTTGTAATCTAGCTTTGATGTGCTGGACAGCTTGTCAACAGCTTCTGTGATCAATTCGTAATAGTCTTGATTAGTCATTCCAGCTTGTTTAGTTAGCCAATAGTCTTTCAGGCTCTTACACCATGCCGCGGTAAAGAAAAAACATAGCGTAAATGCGCCCCATTGGTTTGCTTCGTATGAAGCATAAAACCAAAATGGTTGTCCTAAAAGCCCAAAAATGCAAGCCCACTTGCGAAATTCTGTTCTTTTATCCTGAATTAACCATATTGCAATCAATTCAGTAACTGCAATAAATATTTGCTCTATCACTTAACAAGTCCTTCTTTCCATGCCCATGCTGGCAATAAGCCAGTTTTTTGTTCTGCGTATTCTGTCATGGCAGGGTTAGCTGTACGGTTAAATTGTCCAAACGGGCCAAAGTTAACCCATGAATTTTGACCCCTAGTCTCTGATGTTGCGGCTGGCAACGCTTGGGGTGAATACATCCTTGCATGGGATTGGAAAGCGTTTTCCTCACCAGCGGCTCTAAAACCCACTCCATGCTTGGCATGACCAAACACATCATGAACAGCCCTGAAAATGTCGTTTGCTGTTACTTCTTTACCGTTCCACTTTTCGCCCACACGCATTAGCAATGGGTTAGCTTGACTTGCTTCCAAGGCTGATGGGCCACCAAATCCCTGCTCAGTTGGAAATACTGACAATTTTTTGTTCAATATAACGTCATTGATGGCGTTTCTTGGATTGCCGTATATGTCACCAGATTCAGGCATGAAATCAAACTTATAGCCTTTTTTCCTTAAAGCCTCATATTGAGCCATTGTTTCATCAATCAAAGCACCATAGGCTTTTTTGACTCTAGGATCATTAGGATTGTTTTCCATCACCTGATAAGCCTCGGCTAACTTATTTGCGCGAGTGGGATCAATCTGGGCGTATTTTGTTAAAGGTTGATAAACAAAGCCTTTGTCAGCCATATAGCCTTTTGCAATGTCAACCAACCGTTGATCAGTTCCAAATTGCTCTAATTTGCCGCCTACATCAACAGCAGTTGGCATACCTTCCAAGGGTTTACCTATAAACCTTTTTGGCGCAAGAATTCCCATTGGGTTGTAAGACTCAGCCATTTGTTTGGCTATCTGCTGAGTTTTTGGGCCGTACCCTATGCCTTCTGCCTCAGTTGCTTGGTAAAGTTGATCCCTAGCCGCATTTGCTTTATCGATCCCAAAGCCAGCCATTTGCTGTAGGCTTGCACCGGGGTTTTTGACAAAATCAGCGCCCTTACGCTTGGTAGAGTCAATTAGGCTGTAAATGTCGGCTAGTGTTGGCATAGTGCCAATAATTTACTCGGTTTCAGCGGGTTTTTCAACCGCAAGCTGACGTAACCATGCTTCATTTTCGGCAATAGCGCCTGAAATGGCGTGAAAGTTAGCCAACATTTGTTCTTTTTGCTTCTCAAGGTCAGCAATTCGGGCTTCTAGTTGTTCTTTCATTTTTTGGCAGTCTTAGCAGATTGTTTAAATGCTTCGGCAGTAGGTGCGCCCTTAGAGCCGGGCGTTCTCATGCGCTCTACGGGTTTACCCTCTGCCTTCTGGCGTTCTATGCGCTCTTGCTTTTTGTGGATGTTGGCATACAAGCCGGGTTTAGTCGCCATGTTTACTCCTCAATTACGAAACATACATCTTGCCAACTCATTTTGAGTAAGCGCTGGTCATCGTGTTTGATTTCCTCAAACTTCAAATATTCGTCTTTGTAGTCTTTGTGGAATGTACCGAATGCAATCTTGTCGCCAACATTTAAACCTTCCGCTTGGGCTTCTGGGCCTACCGCCATTACCGTCCCGCGGCTCTCAGCTTCTGCTGATTGAAAGTAAATTGTGCTTTGAATGCGTTGTTCAGGGCGCACCAAAATCTTGTCTTTAAGTGGTTGCAAATTCATTTTGCATCCTTTGCTGGTCTGCCACGTTTCTTTGGCGGCTCAGAAAAAGCACCCGCCTCTGGGACGGGTGTAACATCCTCCGTTGGGACGATGGCAACTAACTCATATTCACCGCACCACTCTGTGTAGTGACGGTTTTGGAATGTGGGGTAGCGTCTGCATTGCCCCATATCGCCTATGTCATTAAAGTAAACACAAGCCTTACAATTCTGTTTAAGCATGGCAAATCTCCTTTATTTGTTGTGCCTAGAAACCCATTCAGCCCTGCATGACTGTTTGGGTTTCGCTTTTTCAGCGGTACTCTGATTTAGTTTTTGTGTAGCAAATACCGTCTGTGCGACCAGTATTGAACAGCTTGTCAGCGCCTGTTTTGTCCTCTTTACCCATGCCTACGCCACCCACGGTTTTACCCATGCGCTCACCAGACTTGTCAGAAGATGCCGCACCTTTGGGGGGTGTTGCGCCAGTTGTGCTTTTAGCCATTGTTGTATCAGCTTTTCCCATGATTTTTCCTTGCAAAGAATTTATGGTTTTGACTTTATGCGCTATGTGGCACAATGTCAATCACCATTTTAACAGGATTTATCATGGCTTCAAAATTTATCATCACAGCCGCAAAGTCTAAAACTCCCCGTGAGCCTATGCACTACGAAAAAGTCTCTGAGCATCGTCAGGAAATGTCACGCATTAAAGCTGTCGAAAAAGAATTGAAGCAACATGAGGCACAGGGCTTGGATAAGGCTCACAAGGGTAAGTGAGGAATTGGCACTTCTGCGGGCCATCTGTCCCCAAGTGCCTCAACCGTTGCAATGTGGGCTTTTTGCCACATTTCCTTGCGCTTATCTTTTGATAAATGCGCCCCTTGGTCTATTTCGTAATGGCATTTAAGGCACAAAGCCGCCACTAGGTTGTCATCAGCTTTGATGCCCTTACCCTTGCCGCCACCCCAATTGCTGTGAGCCGCCTGAACCCCGTTATCTATGCCACAGCTTTGACAAGCTAAATTTGCTACTAGCTTTAGGAGTTTCTGGCTTCTCACATATTGGTGTTTCAGATATTGTGTCATCAGTTATTGCATATTCTCTGGTTAGATATTTGTGACCGTTAGCGCATATTCGCCTTCTAAGGATAAATTCGGGGTTTGCTCTTGTGTCTAAAACTTTGTTATGGCGGGTTTTGCAAACTGGACACATCATTTTTCGTCAATCCCTTCGTAAATTAGTTGTAATTTGACTAATTCCAAAGCGCCAATAATTGTCGCCATGTAAAGGGTTTCATCGTATTTGTTGATGGTATACAGCAAGTCTTCTATAAGACTGTCTACCAGTTCACCTTGATTAAAATTCATGTCTCTATTCCTTTTTCTGCCATCCAGCACAATAACCATTCAATAAACTCTGAGCCTTCCTCTTTAGTGAATTTGTGGCTCTGTAGCCCTAACTGCACAACCCTTTCACCGTCTAGGCTAGGCGCTACCTTGCCAATCTTGCGCCCTGTCTCATGCGCCCATTGGTCAATTAAAAGCCGTTTCCAATCGTCTGCTATCCACGTTGAGCCAGCCAGTTTCATTGCCTTATAAACCTTGTCAATTAGGGCGTGAAACATATCATTCTGGTCTGTGCTTCTGGTTGCCTTTTTGACTTCCAAACGCAATTGCTTGCCAGCTTGCAAGGTTTCTTTAATTTTGGGCCACAAATCTTTTAGAACTGTGTGCGCTTGCTGGCTGTTGTGCAAAGTAAAAATCATAATGACCTCACAAACAAAACAATTAGCGCCCAAAACGCCAACAAAATAGACAAAATCATTCCCCATGCTGTTTTGTTGCTCATTTGATAACTCCAATCATGCGTAGGGCGGCTTCAGGGCTATCAATTCGCGCCAACGTACTACCAGACCAGTTTTCAAAGAAATCGGCTTGTAAGCCCGTTAAACGCTTTTTAGAGTCTGTTTTGATCTCCACCAAGAATGTGTGATTGCGAAATCCAACTAAAAGGTCAACAGGCAAAGAAATAATCCACACATAAGCGCCCGCGGCTCTCAGGGCTGAAACGATCTGTTCCTGATTTGCGTCAACTCTTGCGGCTCGTCTCATTTTTAATCCTGTTCATTCTTTGGCGTAGGTCATCAGCGGCTGGTTGTCCGCGTTTTTTGGCAATGTCCGCTAGGGTCTGTTGCCACCAATATTGGGCTTCCCCCCCACCTTCCTCTAACGCTTTCTTTTTGAAGCGCCTGATCCATTCCACTGCTTCCGTTTGCCTCATAGTCTCCCGTAAGTTCAAGCGCTCTGAGGATGACAAATTCGCTAAATTGTTGCCCTTCTCTGGCTCTGTCAAGAATTCTGTTTGCTTCATGGTGTGTCATTTAATTTCATTCCATAATTGTTAATGCCTGTTGGAATTTCAATTCCTTGTTTTTTAATTAACAAGTTTTTTTGAAATCCGCTGTAATCAACATGGTGATGGTGTCTGCCATAGCGAAAAGCCAATCTGGACACATCAGAATGTAAATCAACCAGCATTTGTGATTTTGGAAGCGTTCCTTCTTTTTCATAGAACTCTGCTGTATTGCCGCCTTTAACGGTTTGTGTTGCCGCTTTGTTTTGCAGAAAACATTGAAACAATACGGTACACCAGCCATCTTTAAGCATTCGTAAGGAAAGGTCTGTGTCCTCGTTGTAGCGTCCTCTCCAACGGTAAGGCACATCATTACGGTTAAGAATGCAAGAATAAATCCTTGTGTTTAGGCGAAATGGCGGCTTTTTGCGTCTGCTACCACCAGCAAAAAAACGGTATTCAAAGCCAGCTTGAGATACATTTTCATAACGCTCAACAAAATCCTCTGCAATTTTAAAAATTGTTCCAGAAGTGACTTTGTGGCGCTCATTTCGGTTAAGGCGGCAAAAACCATCAATGTTGTCATCCAGTACCCAATGCCACTTAGCGCCAATAAAGATTGAATGATCCCAACAGAAATTTCTTGCCGCGCCCGGGCCCACCCCTAGCGTGTCTCCCAAACTGTCGCAAGTGTCGTAGTCTTTTAAATATTGTTTATCAAGTATTAAAATTTTCGATGGGTCAATTACTTTGGCATATTTATCATATTCTTGTTGCTCAACAACAATAAAATAAGGCATTTGCATTTCGTCAAACGCTTTGCTGGTTAGCCGGGACTCCCATCGCCCTTTGGAAACAATGTAAACAGGGTGTTTAGGATTCATCTATCCACACCTTTTTTTCTGTTTGGTTTACTGGAAACAAAACGCTTTTAGTTGTAAAAGTAATGTTTTTGCCAATCAGTTCAGAAAATTTAATCATGTCCTCTGTGGTCAAAAAATGAACTGTAATGCTGTGAATTTCTGACAAATCATCTTGAATAAACTCTGGCATCCCTTGCCATTCTTTTTTCCAATCAAATTCCTCATCACCAAATAAATCTTTCATGCTTTTTTCCTCAGTTCTGCCATCTTTGCCAAAATATCTAAAGGAATTGGTGCGGCTTTTAAGTCATCAGCTTTAATCTTTTCCAAAGCAGGGTCAGGCTCATTCTTTGATGGAACTGTGAGCTTTACAACGTCATAAGGGTTTTGCTTGGGTGCGTTGGTACTTCTAACCCAATTGCGCCATGTCGCAAACCAATCCAACTTCACGCCCTTCTGACCAGCTTGGGCTATCCAATAATCTTTAAACTGGTCAAAGGTTTTGACAGGGCTAAGTTCTGGTCTTGTTTGTTGGCAAAATTCTTCCCATTCTTTTGTAAAACGAAAATCTAAAGCAAGGCGTGAGCCGCGCTTGTTTTCTTTTATTGGTTTATTGTTAGTGGTTAGTGGTTCTTGGTTAGGTGTAGCTTCGTTAACGCTTGGTACACGGTTCGTGCTTTTTTCTCTACGCTTTGCTTCTCTTTCATCAGCAATTCGTTTGTTTGTATCTGCATTTTTATGGTAATGCAACAACTCTTGAAGAATCCTGTCTTGCACATAACAGCCATCTTTATCAAGCGTAAAAAACCTAGTTAAAACAAACTTTACAGCCTCAACTTCAGCTTCTGTTGATGCCCAAGTCCATTCAAGTGCTTGATCCAAAGTTGGGAATATTTCACGGTCATAACACGAATCAATTAGAAGCGTGTACGCACCGTGTTGCAACATGGTCAAACGTCCAGCTTTCTTGGCATAGTCGCCAAGATTTCTCTTGTAATAGTGCATTTTTCTCGCCTTTTAACACTCCCTAAAAGAAACTGCGGCAGGAGAGGGAGGAACTCTTTTCAGCGGGGTAATTACTCCCTGCCTAGCCGTGTTTCAAACAATCTTAATCCACAAACCAATGCGGACGCAATAACTTTAATTGCCAAATTCTTGCAATAGGCACAGCCTTCCATTGGGAAATAGCTGGTTGCTTTATCCCCAATAGCTTGGCTAGATCACTCTGTGAACCAGCTAGTGCAATAAACTTTTCTTTATTCATAAGCCACATTATAACACATTTGTATAAAAGCAACATTAGGGAAAACACCTAGAAAATAATGTGAAATAGTTGTTGACATGGGTATAAGGTAGGTTATAATTACATCATGCCCTAGCAAATCGCATGGGGTCTTTTTAGGAAATCAAATGACTTATCAATTTAACGATGGCGGTAGAAAAGAAGCTGGCTTTAAAGGCAATGCTGGTGATTGTGTAGTTAGAGCAATTGCAATTGCAATGGGTCTTGACTACAAAACAACTTACAAACAATTAGCCCAATTGAACAAAGATTTTGGCAATACCAAATCTGCCCGTAACGGTTTAAACAAAAAAGTTTATATCCCATTCTTAGAACAACAAGGTTGGAAATGGGTTTCAGCACCTAAATTTGAGGGACGCAAAGCACGTTGTTCAGATATGCCCAAAGGTGTAGTCATTGCAAGGCAAGCACATCACCTTGTGGCGGTAATTGATGGCGTACCCAATGACACATTTGATCCATCACACAAAATGGTTTATGGCTATTGGGCTAAAGCATAAAAAACAACATTAGGGTAAGTCCTAACAAAATAATTGTTGACTTACCCATAAGACCGCTTATAATTCACCCATGCCCTAACTTCTTGGGGTCTTTTTAGGAAAAATCAAAATGTCAACTTTATTTCAACGTGAAGCAAAAGCAGAGGCGGATTTTTATGCCGCTAAAACTGCTTATCACACCGCTTTTAACAACGGTGTTGACATTGGTTATGACGCTGTTCATGCCGCTAAATCCATTCTTTGCGACATCCGCAATCAAATCCACGCTAAGGATTTTGAGGGTCAACGCATTGTTCGCATTGATGCAATTGAACGCAACCGTTTAATGTTGGATGACGCTTAAGGAATGACCATGACTGACTACAAACTTCACTATTACTTTGATGACGTTGTGTCTTATGACAATGGCACAACGCTTGAGAACGTCAAAGTTGGTTATGACTACTACCCCGCAGAAATCAATATGCCGCATGACCACAACTCAGCAGAAATTTACGATGTGTTTGTTTTTAATTTAAAGGGTGATGACATTTCTTGTGATCTGCCTTTATCAGAATTTCAACACATCATGTCTGAAACCAAGATTCACCACGCCCGTATGTTAAAGGAACAAAATGAAATCTAAGATTATTCAAACCCTAGTTGAATGGGCGCTTGCCATTGTTATCTTTGGCGGCATTGGCGTAATGCTGGCTTGGAGAGGCTAACCATGATTGACCAATTAAAAGATTATTTCCGCTTGCCATCAGCCAAAGAGTTGGCGGCTAAAGAACTTGAAATGGCACAGCGTAAGCTGTTAGAGGCTCTCAGCGCTCAGGAATATGCAAAGCGTATGGGTGACTATCACTCAGACCGAATCAAACGCCTAACGGCTTATTTAAAGGATGAAGCATGAAAAATTTAGCAACAGCATTGGTCAAAGCACAAAAGGCGTTTGGCCCTGCCCTCAAATCCTCCACTAACCCGCATTTCAAGTCACGCTATGCAGATTTGGCGGCTTGTGTTGAGGCAGTCATTGACGCTTTAAACGACAACGGTATTGCCTTGATCCAAAAAAATTACGATTGCGCCAATGGCGTAATGATTGAAACCATGTTCATTCACGAATCAGGCGAAATGCTTGAGTGCGGCATTCTTCATGTCCCTGCCAACAAACAAGATGCACAGGGTTATGGATCAGCTTTGACTTACGCTAGACGTTATAGCCTTATGGCGGCTTGCGGCATAGCCCCAGAGGATGATGACGGTAACGTAGCCAGCCGTAAGACCGTCATTGAAAAACCATCAATCAATGAAAGCGCCCTTACAGACCATTTAGCGGCTATTGAGGCATCAACAGACCAAGACAATTTAAAAAGCGCTTACAAAGCCGCTTATGCCGCTTGCAATGGCAATACAGAGTGGCAAGGCAAAGTGATTGCCGCCAAAGACAAAGCAAAGGCTAAATTGTGAGCTGGCCTTTCCCACCATTCCCAAACCCAATGGACAAGGGGACTAAGCGCCCCAAGTTTAACCCCGATAACTATGAGGATGCACCACTATGATTGAAATGATTGAACAACGCTCAGACGAATGGTTTGCGGCACGAATTGGTAAAGTCACGGCTTCCAAAGTTGCTGATGTAATTGCCAAAACACAATCAGGTTATGCCGCAAGTCGGGCTAATTACATGGCGCAATTGATTTGTGAACGTTTAACGGGGCAACGGGAAGAATTCTTTACTTCTGCCGCAATGCAACATGGGACAGACACAGAGCCGCTTGCCCGTTTGTCGTATGAAGTCGCCAACAATGTTTTAGTGGATGAAGTGGGGTTTGTACCCCACCCCACAATTGAAATGGCTGGCGCTTCTCCTGACGGGCTTGTTGGGGATGATGGATTGCTAGAAATCAAATGCCCAAATACCGCAACGCACATTGACACTTTGCTGACCCAGATTGTGCCAAGCAAATACAACACCCAAATGCAATTTCAAATGGCTTGCACAGGGCGTAGCTGGTGTGACTTTGTGTCGTTTGACAATCGTCTGCCAGAGGAACTTCAGTTGTTTGTGAAACGTGTCCCACGGGATGATGTGTTTATCAAGCAAACAGAAGATGCAATCGTCAAATTCCTTGCTGAACTGGACGACAAAATTATTAAACTTATGAAAGTCAAAAATGTCTAAAACTCTAAAAATTGTCAAAGCCTCTATTGGTTCTTACACAGATAAGGATGGCAAAACAAAACACCGTTACCGCGCAATTGGTAGCGTCATTGAAACCAAAGCGGGTGAAATGTTGATCATTGACGTTGAGCCACGCAATTGGGATGGACGGGCATTTTTAAATGATCCAGAGGACAACTACAAAGGTCTGCCCAAGGACGATGACATAGATTTTTGATTAACGGGGGAAAGCCATGCAATTTTGCTTGCGGACGAATGGTTAGTACCCCACCAATTTAGGAACAATCATGGACTACAAAAGAATGTTTAACAGAATATTTCCCGAATTTCCAAGAGTCAGAGCCAATGACCCTGTAACTTCATTTGAAGCCGCGGAGTCAATTAAAGACGTTGCACCCCAACACCACCAAGTTATTTTTGATTGCCTGAAGTTTTACGGGCCTCTCGGTAAAGATGGCATTTCAGCTTTGACAATGCTAGATGGCAATCAAGTGGCTAGGCGGCTCAATGAAATGAAAATCATTGGTTTAATAGAATTGACAGGCAACACCGTTAAATCCAATTCAGGAAGAAATGAAAGAGAATGGCAATGTATCCACTCGGACTAAACGGCAATCAGCCAGTTCACAAATTACGATCTTGTAATAAGTGTGATGAAATCAAGCCTCCAGAGGGGGGCATTGACATGGGGCATAAGTGGATTTGCCAATCTTGTTGGATTGCTAAGAAAGTAGGCAGACACCAAAGGAATACAAATGACCAAAGACGATCTAGTTAACTTGCTACGCATTACAGGCGCTCAAGAAAGCGCAATAGATGCCGTATGTGCGGCTTATGACGCTGGTTGGAACGATGCCCTAGATGACTACGCAAAACGCATTGTGGTGCTTCCTTTTGGCAAAGACACAATTGGTAGCTTTGGGTGTTTTATTAAAGACGCTAAGAAATAAGGGCGCATTCGGCTTGTCTGCGCTTTAGCAGACCCGGCAACACTTTGCCGCCCCCCTTAGTCCACAGCATCAATTGCTCTTTTGCGCCATCCCAATCTTGTGCGTTTATTTTGCGCTTTAAAGTGGAAGTCTGGAGACGTCCCACCCCAAGGTTGTAACACCAATCCACGACAGCGTTGCACTTGCGTTCATCTGTCAAAAGTATGGGGCAATTACGCAGAACGCCCGGCAAGTAAGTATGCTCAAGTTCCACCATCAGCAAAGCCCTTGCGTTAGACTCATCCATAGGCGCATCTTCCAAGGTCACTTTGCGCCCGTCAGAATAGTAGGTTGAGCCGTAACCAATCGTAGCAATCCCCGCAGGGCAAAGATAGGGTTTACTTCTAAACCCCTCAAACTGCCTACACAGAGCCGCGGCTAACTCTAAGTTCATAGCCCACGCTTAGACAATGTACGGTCAAGAAACCAATAATTGATTGTTCCTGAAAGCAAAGCTGAAAAGTCAGGTGTCATCATGGTTTTAAAGACTTCCGTAGCTGGCGCACCCGCAAGCCACGCATTCCATGCAAACCACACATGGATAAATGACCAGACAAACAAAACCCAATAAGTGACCACAGGACGCACAGAAGCTGACAGGCTGGCTACCCATCCACCCGCGGCTTTAACCATCGTTGCCTGCTGTTCTATAGCTGATTGAAAGGCATCCATCACGCCTACGTCAATTGCGGCTTCACGTTGTGCGCCAATCTCAGCTAACTTTTGCTGACCACGCATTTGCTCTAATTCGCATTGTCGAGAAAAAAGTGCCAATTCGTGTTTACGTTCATTGGCTTTATCAAAATATTTGAGAATTTCTGGGGCCATCCTAAAAATGCCGCCAAAAATTGAACCCAATAAACCACCGCTAAGAATGTCTAACATTTGTGATCCTTTTTTTCTTCACTTTGCATAAGTTTTACCCCTGACAGGAAGCCTATCAGACCCCCACACAGCGTCTGAAATGCCGGGCCTATGAGTCCAAATATGGAATTATTGTCAACCTCTTTTGCCCATAGTCCAAGTAAAAATGCAAAAACCATTGCCAGCATACAAAGGCACAAAGTTGTTGCCACAATCATCGTGACATAAAAGGTCAATTTTTCCTTTATGTCTGGCCCCGTTTTTTTAAGCGTTCTAGTTACTGGCTTCTTGATCATTTCTTTTCTCGCTCAAGTGCATCCTTGTATCCGTGAACAACTTTAGCCCTTAAAAATGTGGAATCCGCTGATCCCGCCCATTCTGCCAAATTGTTCCAAATCACAACATAATCTGTTGACTTGCAATGCTCTGCGTTTTGACTTAGCCACGCAATCATTTCCTTATGACGCTGTGTAGGATCGTGCGTTATGTAGCCTATCCCATAGAACTCTCTAACGTGACAGCCATTCTTGGCTACTGCGCCAACTAGCCCAAGCAACAAAAGAAGTATGAGCCAGCGCATCCATTTACTTTGACCAATAGTGTGAAATGTAACCAAAGATTGAGGAAACGCCCGACACTAGCGCCATGCCCATCCAAAAGCCGCCACGACCTTTGTTGGCTAACTCAATCAGCGTATCTAATTGGGCTTCCATCTTGTCTATTTTGGCTTCCATAGATTCAACTTTTTGCCAAAGAACGCCATATTTGACTAAATCAATTTCAGCCATTTTTAAGCCTTTTGAATATATGCAAGGGAATAATACAAAGGCAAGTAAGTACCACCTGAACTTGTTGCCGCGGCTGTGAAACCGCCCGTGTTTCCAACAGCGTAAGTGCTACCAGCGCCCACTACAAACTTGTCTCTCAAGTCTGGTGTGCCGTTAGAGCCATTACAAAGATAATAGCCAGTAGGAATAGCACCAATAGAGCCTGACCACATAATGATGCCACCAGCGGGAATTGGGTTTGTGCTTGCGGCTGTTCCCAAAATTCCATAAAGGTTGTCGTAAGTTCCAATCTGCACATTGGCAGAATCAGTTAAAACAAACTTGTAAGAATAACCAGCAGTTAGCCAAATTTCTTGTGGGGGGCGACCGCTTGTCCCCAATTGAATAGGGTTAGTGTTGGCAATTGTACCCGTTGAAGTGGTGTAAGTTGCAAGCGGGGTTGTAGAGCCAGCTTGGTAGGTGTAAATATATCCACCATTAAGGGGAATGCCTGTGTTGGTAAAAAATTGAAAACCATTACCAATTGGTGCAAGATTGACTGCCATATTTATTCCTTGTTCGCCATTCCAGATAAATCAATTTTTACGGGTTTTTGAGGCGCGTTTAAATCTTTAGTTAAACCACCATAAGGATTTACAGCTTGTCGCGCAAATCCCTCTTTGTTTAGTTTACCCATAAATTGTTTGCCAAGTGACATAGCTGGAATGGATGCACCACCCGTCATGGCGGCTAATTTTGTTTCAGTAGCAGTTGCAACACCTTGTTTAACCAACTCAGCTAACATTCCACTTAAAGAATTTGAATAGTTAAATGTGCCTGTTTTGGGCATTCCAACTTTACTAGAAAGCGCTGTTAGTTCCATTAGGTCTTTCATACCCTCAGGGCCAAGCGCCTCTTGTAAACGTCCTCTATTGTCGTAAATGTAATTGGCTAACTGTTTTGGGTTTAAATCAGGTGTATCAGTTGCCAATCCAGCTTTACGCATAGCTTGACGTAATTCACCAGCCACCATTGATTGAACAGCTTGTGGATCGTCTGCCAATTCAGCCTTCATTCTACGAATAGACTCTGGTGTTCCTTTAGTAACAAACTTATCATGGAACTTTTCAGCGTTAAGACTTTCACCTTGTGATGCCGCATCTTCTAAAGTGCTTGATTCTTTAACCGCAGACTTATACGCTGGATTTGACTTGATAACATCCATGCGCTCTTTGTTTAAAGAACGTGCTTTGTCAGCCAATGCTTTAAGTTGAATAGCTTGTGGGCTTCCAGTTTCTTCACCAAAAATCGGTAACTTTTCTAATTGGTCACGAACAATGTAAGCCGCTTGCCTTGCCGTTCCATTTCCATTGGATCGCAATTCATCAGCTAAGTTTGTTCTAAGATTTTCAAAATCAGAAAACGTCATGTTTCCTTTTTCAATTAGGCTGTCAATATCTTTTTTGATTGTGCCTAACTTATCTTCATAAGCGTTGTATTTCAGTTTGCTTTTTAATTCGTTGTCAATGTTGGCTTTTAGTTTTGAAATATCAATAGGAAATTGACCGCCATTAGCATCTTCTAATGCTTTGTATGCGTCAGAAATAGCTGTTCTGCGAATTTGATCTTTAGCGGCTAACGCATTTATTTGAACTTGTCCAATAGCACTAGGATCAATTTCGTTAATATCAGGCGCATTGCGTCTAATAGCGTTTTCAAACGCGGCTTTAAACTGCTTTGGTTGCTCATTAAAATGCTCACCCAACGTACTGGTTTCACCACGCTTATTCCATTCTTGAGAATAAAGCGCTGTATCGCCTGTACGTTGCCCTGTTGACAAATTAACGCCATGCTTATCTTCAAGACTGCGGGTTTCTAAAGACGGTATGTCAACAGCCCTTGGATTGAGTGTTTTAACATGAGCCTGTAACTCAGGGCTTGATTGAGCAATAGCCGCATCAATGTTGCCACGCAAGACGTTTTCTGGCATAGCCGCCGCCGCACCAGCGCTTTGCATTCCGCTTGGTTGTGCTTGTGGTTGTTTCTGTCTAGCCGCTAATTGTTGTTGCATTTGTGATCTAACATCACCCACAACTTCTCTTGCCGCATTAAAGCCTTTAGCACCATATTTGCCAACAGTAGGCGCAACACCAATCATTGTCGTGCCAAGCATATTCCGCACATCTTCAATTGGCAGACCAGTTTTCTGTGCAATCAATTCAGCCGTTGGCTCAACGCCATTCTTGGCAAATGCGTCCATTACAGAACGCATAAGTTCTTGTTTGTAGGCAGGGCTTTCTGTACCTTGACCCACGCCCATAGCGCCCAAAGTTTTACCAAATGGTTTTTCAAGGGCTGATGTAACAACGCCACCAAGTTCTTCAGCACGTTGCGGTGTTAGGCTAGATGGCTTGCCAGTTAACATTTGTTCAGCGCCACCCAAGAATCTAGCGCCAGCTTGGGTAACTTGACCCGCCATAGGCAAAATACCACCAATTGTTTGGTCAGCCAATGAAGCGCCACCCAAAGCCAAGTCACGCAAGAAACTGGTTTCTTTAGCTCTTTCTTGACCAGCTTGTTGTGCTTCGGGTGAGCCAGCTTGCTGTGCTTGAATAGCGGCTTGGCTACGCATTGGGCGATAACCAACAAACGGTTTTGTCAAGTCTTGCTCTTTAGGCGCTTGTTCACCCTCTGGGCGGGTAAAGAAAGAAGCCAAGCCACCCTCAGAAGGCGCTTGAGAAGGCATTAAAACAGCATGAACGGGGTCTTTTTTGCCCAATGGACGATGTATGCCAAATTGGTTTAAAAACGCTTCAGGGACGCTTGTGCCAATGTCCACAGCGTTGCCAGATTCGTGCAAGCTAGTGCCGGGGGCGGCTACCAAATTAGGATTATTTTTTCGCTGATCAAACAAGCGTTGTTGTTCTTCTTTAGACCTAAACCCGCTGGTAATAGGCAAAGGCTTGCCAAACTGCTTTTGATAAGCGGCTTTGGCTTGTTCAAGACGATCTGCCAAATCAGGGCTTAAACCACCCTCACTTGGCGTTTCTGAACTAGGTCTGGTAAAGAAATCAGCAAGTGCCATTATCGTCCACCGTTTTGTAAGCGCTCAATGTTTGTAGCTTTTTCTTGCAAATCTTTCAATTGGGCATCAGTCAAACCTTTAAGAAGTTTTTGCTGTTCCAATTGTCTTTGTGCTTGTGACAGATTTGAATTCATAATGTTCATGGCTTTAAACACACGAACATCATAATTGTCTGCCCATGCTTGCTGGAATTTGTCAGCATGAACAATACCATTTAAGCCTTGGTCTGTATATCTTTTCAAACCTTTTTGAAATGCTTTGACAGCGGCATTGCTTGCGTCAGTTCTTTCTACAATTGCTTGCAAACCTTCACGGGTCAAATCAACATTACCGCTTGCGGCTTTAACGTCAGCATCAGCCGCGTCAGTCTTAGCGCCCATCAATTTCATGTTACGCAATTGTTGATCAGCCAAGTTTTTGCTAAGAATTTCAAGCTGTGGATCACCAGCAACCCATTTGCCAGCTTTGCGTAGCATTTGACCGGGGGCGCTTCCCGCGGCTGAACTCATGTAGTTTTTAATTTGGCGTGATGTTTCTTCACCTTCTGTTGCGGCATTAGCTGTTTCAACAGATTGCTTAATTAAATTTGTACCTGATTCCAAACGTGCTTGTTGGAATGTGTTTAACTGCGGAATGCCGCCTTGAGGAACAGGCATATCTTCTACAACCAAAGGTCTGCGCTGTTGCCCTTGTGGGGCTTGTGGTGCGTTAACTTGACCTTGTGGCGCACCAGCTTCACCTTCAGCGCCCACGCGGGTAAGGGTAGGCTGACCGCCCGGCACTTTGGAGGGCATAGCAACGTATTTAATGCCATTCAATTCAACAATGTTAGGGCCAAGAATATTAGGCTCAACATTGCCTGTAAATTTAGTGCTTGGTGCTTGACCGCCAATCCCTGCTGGCGTAGTAACAGTTTCTGCTGTACCACCGCCCACAGAAGCAAGACCCGGCTTTTGTGCAAAAGTTGTGCGTTGAGTTTCTTGAGGCAAAGCCATGCCAGCCTCAGTCATCAGGTCTTTAGTGATGTGTGGGCCAGCCTCTGCCCTGCTTAACAATTTAATTTCAGCATTCAACAATCTGTGAATTTCAGGATCATCAGGGCTTCTATCAATAAACCCTTGATACGCTTTAATGACTTGTTTAGGGTCACTAACTCCAGCAAAACCTAAAGCGCTTTTAACATCAGCCACTTGCGCTCTTTGTTGCTTTGTTAAATCTTGTCTAGCTTTTGTGGCGGTAGATTGATCAGTATGAATGCCTGTAAGTTCTTTAATTCTTTCTGGCCCTGTCAATGGCGCAATGTCGGCTAATTTATTGATCTTTTTTAAATCCATTATTCCATCAGTTTGCCAGTTGTCTGGGTTTTGAATGAACTGTTGCATTTTTAAACGCTCATCATTTTTCTGACGCAATACTTGATTTTCAATCTGCTTTTTTTCTAACTCTAAAGGATTGATCTGCTGTGCTTGCTGATAGTTCTGGATTCCAGAAGCCATGTTTACCATGTCACCAAGACTTGTAGTCTGGGGTTTGGCGTAATTTACGTTCATTGAAAAGTCAGCCATGATTTATCCTTATGTCGCTTTGATCATAGAACCAAGCAAAGCTGTGTTGCCAAGGTTGCTTAAAGCCGTTGCGTTGTTTGCGCCTGTTGCTGTGGCGTTGCTTGCCAATGCACCCGCAAGACCAGTGGCAAGATTAGCGGAATTCAATCCATACACATTTGCGGCATTTACGCCTGTGTTTGTATTTGTTGTTAAATTGTTGGCATAGTTGGTTGATCCACCTAACAAATTAGTTCCATACTGGTTATAGGCATTTTGCATTGTGTTGGCATTACCAAGCACATTGCCAGCGTAAGTATTAGAGCCACTTGTTAAGTTGCTACCATACTGGTTATAAGCGCCTTGCAATTGACCCAGATTAGATGACAACACATTGTTCAAGTTGTTTGTTACGCCAGCGGTGTTAGTGCCATAAGCCGTACCAGCACCCAACAAATTGCCTGTGTTAGTTGTAAGATTGCTTCCAAGGTTAGACGACAATGATCCTAAATTACCACCCAATGTATTGCCAAGGCTTGCCAGTTGACCCGCTGATGTTGTGCCAATGTTAGCCATGCCAGCCAATGTGGAATAGATGTTTTGGCGTTGTGTGTTGAAATTGTTAAAGGCATTCTGATATGCGCCTGAAGCATAGTTTTGCGTGTAGTCTTGCAAACCCTTTGCCACGTTTCCACCCAAAGCACCACCGCCCATGTTGCCAAGACGCTGGTTAGCCATTTGACCCTGTTGCAATTGGAATGCGTAGTTAGGCGCTAAATTAGAATTTAGGTCAGCCGCATTGAATTGGCGAGTCAAATAGTCTTGATTGTTGATTAAACCCTGAGAGCCAGCTTGACCAACATCTTGATAAGGTTGCTGAATGCCAACTTGTTGATTGTAAATATCATACAAATCACCACGGGCATTTCCATAGTTGGCGTTTAAAGCATTTGCATTTGCCGCGGCTTGGTCTTTTTGACCTTGATATGTGCTACCCAACAAACCTAATTGCGTTGCGGCATTTGCTTTAATGCCTTGATTTGCTGTGTTGTAAGCACCAACTTGACCCGCCAAAGTGTTATTTAAATTGGTATTTAAATTTGCGTAATTGTTGGCTAAGTTTGTGCCAGTTGTGTTGTAAATGTTAGATTGACCCGCTAACGTGTTATTTAAATTAGTGTTTAAATTTGCATAGTTATTAGCTAAATCTGTGCGTCCCGCTGTGTTTAAAGCTGTCGCATCTGTATATGCTTTATTAAGCGCTGTGTTTGCTGTTGCACCACCTTGGGTAATTGCTTCTCTTGCGTTATCAATTCCAGATTGATTTGCAACATTACTAAGCACATTACCAGCCGCATTTAAAAGTAATCCAGTTGTGGGATCAATCAATGTCTTTGCCGCCGCCGCTGTTGTTAGTGGGGTAACAGCATTTGCCGCGGCATTTGTTAACAAATTTCCAGAACCAATGACTTCAGGGGCCGCGGCTACGGTTGCACCCAAAGATGCAATTGCTTCTGGAGTCATTGCGCTTGTCATAAACGCATCAGCCGCGGCATTTGTGCCGTATGCTGGAATTAAACCACCCGCAATATCAGCGTCAGCCGCAAGATTTGCCAACGATCCAAGTGTTTGACCTCCAGCAGTTGTAGCGGCAGTTCCTTCTCCAAGACCGGGCGGCAAGCCAAACATCATGCCGCCAGCGGCGGCGGCAAACTTTAAAAAATCTTGGGTTGCATTGACTTTTTGTTGAGTGCCTGTGCGCTCTAATTTGCCATCAGGTGAATATTGGTTGTAACCACCACCAACTTTGTTTTCACCAGTTTTATAGGTAATAACATTTTCAAGACCGCCAATTTGTTGATCTTGCCCTGAACCAGTTGTTTTGTATTGGGGTTGAACAATTGTATCGCCAACAGTGACTGATTGACCGGGCGCTACCGTAGCCGCAATTCTGTTAACAAGTTGACCAACAGGAATTTTAGAGATACTCGCCATTTGTTCAGGCGAAACCCCATTACTTGACATAAACTGAACAATTTGAGAATCATTCATGTTTGGGTTAGCCAGCAATTTATTTATAACTTGCTGATCAGTCAAACCAATAGTTTTGGTTACCAATGAATTTACTAGGTTGTCCATGATTTAGGCTCTCTCAAACATTGTAGTAAGGCACTTTGTACGCCTTACCATTTACTGTGACATTGATAAACCCAACAGGGTTAGCTGGAAGCGTTGCAGACCCTGCCGTAGCAGTCGTAGCAGAACTGAAGTTCAACAAATTAAGAAAAAACTGTTGCCACGACCGTGATGGGCGGTTAGTTGTCCCATCCAAAAACGGTGCTTGTGGATAAGGGTTAACTTGCTGTGTGCTTGAAAGTCCAGACGTAGCCATCAGTTTTCTGCCCCTTGCACTTTAAGATTTGCCGAAATAATGACAAAATTGACAGGATCGCTTACCGAAACTTCAAAAATTCTGTCTCGCGCTGTTCCCAATCTGCGCCAAATGGCACGATTCCTATATTTACCAAGTTGACCAACGCCTGTCCAATGCTCATTTGACCATGTAGAACCACCATCGCTTGACCATCTAAGCATTGCTTGAGGGTTATTTGTGGTTGTAGTAATTACCGGTTGTTGAGTCGCCAAAATGTAAGTCTTTTCAGGCTCAATCGTCAAAGTAGCACTTGGCGTAATTGTATATGTGTTTCCCAAATAGACTGTGTTTTCGTTTGTTACTTGTGAAGCGCCAGATGTGCCTGTAGTCCCCACGCCCGGCTGAAACTGAATCTGTAACTCATCAAAATACTGCCTCTGAAACTCAGTCACCAAATGAGGCGCTCTACGCAATCTGCGAATATTTTGACCATCGTCTGTGTAATTGGTTTTGTCTAATTCGTAAAGTTTGCCATTTTGATAGTCTCCAACAATGACTAAACCTTGAAACACAGCACAGCAATTGCCACGGTGACGCTGATAAGTTCCATCAGTAGCCGTGTAAAGCCATTTATGCCATAACGCTGTGGTTGCGTCATAAGCCCATGTCAATTGAAGTGATGGAAAAGTGACAACATAAACCTCGTGACCCTCAAGCTGGTAAGTCCACGCTACAGCATCACCAACGTATTGATTGGCTAAAGTGTTCTCTACAGCATGAGTGGAAATGCGTTGTGGCAGATAGCCCTGCATTTGCATGATCTGCGCTTGCCCACGGTTGTTTCGTGAAACATACGCAAATGAGTTACCAAGGCGATAAAGAGAAAATGGTGCGGCAATCCCGTGTTGGGTAGAAGTCCCCGGTATTCTTTGGAATGGGAAAGGCACAGTTCCAACGTCCGTCCACACCTCTGAGGAAATTTCCCCCATTAAATAAACTTCACGATGGTCAACAATCAAAGCCACCAAATCGTCTGGTGCGCCATCTTTTAATGAATAGCTAGTATTGGGTGAAATTGGTGAAAGAAGATCACTAGCGCCCCATTGTTGCGTTGTAGGGTTGTTATAGACAAAGTAGTTGTCAATAATGTCAACCGTGTTTGCACCGCTAAAAGCACCGTCAGTAGATGGCAAAACAGAAAAGTTCAAACCGTACATGGTCACGCCCGCGGCTACTGTGCTTGCCACGCTTAACGTGTAAGTTCCAATTCCACCAGAGCCAGTTCCCAAAGCCGTGATGATTGTGCCAAGGGTAACGCCAGCGCCTTGAATGGTCATGCCAACGTGCAAAACGCCTGATGTGACCGCAGAAACAGTTAAAACTGTGGTTGCTATGGTAGCAGTTACCACCGCACCAACAGCGGCAGAATTCATTGACTCAGCTACTACGGTTTGACTTCTGTTGATTGTGTATGTTCCTGTGCCGCCAGTTCCTGTGCCAAGCGCAGTAATGACGGTTTCTGCCAAAACATCTATACCAAACAACGATTGTCCAATAGCAATCGTGCCACTAGAAACGCCCGTTACAGTCAATGTTGTGCCGCTTGTTGAGCCATAAAACACAGCAGACGCAGGGCTTGATATGTACCATGTGTAACGATAAGCACCGTCAACAATATAAACATTGATGCCGTTGTCAGTAATCCGAACTATTCCAGAACTGGAATTAAGTTGCCCAATAACTGCGGGAACAAGATTAGCGCTTAAAGCATAAACGTAAGAGCCACAAACCGCAATCAATTGCTCACCACCAGAAACCGCGTGAAGCCCACGAACTTCTTGTTGGTTGGACAATAAGGCTTTGAGGGTTAGACCCGGTGTAGGATAAAGCGCAATTACCCCGCGCTCACCTTGTTGCTTTACAGGGTCAACTTCAGGAAAGAAATTGATGCACTCCTGAGCATCTTGATAGATACTAGGTGCTTCGTATGATGCGCCAACAAAACCAAAATCTGGCATGGTAGCCCCTTAAATAAAGCCGCCAGTAAGAATCCAGCCCGCATCCTTTGCCCTACCCGTCAGCAAAGCATCAGGATAACGTGCAGTTTGTAGCGGACTCATATTGGTGCGCTTCAGGGTAGCTTTTGCTTGCCCTGCAAACGTCTGAATCATCGTTATTTGCGTTGGTGAGGCTTTGCCATACATAGGCATCAAACGCTCTGCCAAACACCATCTGAGGCACATTGAATAACCTTGTGGAAGCTGTAAGTCCTCATACATTGAGTCATAGCGGCTAAACAAGGTGTTAGCAAACAAGTGAAGTTCGCCCTGTGAGGGGCTAGGCCAGATAAACAAATTGCCCGAATCTGATCCAGCGTTGAAGTAAACCGCCTTGGGCCACGGGCCACTCAGCGTTTTTAATCCAATCATTTCGTAATCTTGGAGAGCCAAAACTGACATTGGATAGTCCAAACCACCACCCGTAATGGGCTGACCATTAGACGTAGTGTTTACCCTAACAAACGCTGAATCAATATTTAAAGGCTTTTGGTAGTAAGCCGTGATTGAAGTGGATGCAACAGTTTGGTTAATATTGACTTGGTATGTTCCAACTTCATTGATATTGCCACCAGCGCCCGTCAAGAACTGAGTAATCTTTGTTCCCGCTGTAATGCCTGTTCCACTTAAAGTTTGCCCTTGGGCAATAGCGCCTGAAGCAATACCCGTCACGGTCAAAACATTGCCAGATATTGAGCCTGTAAAAGAAGCGCCAATAAAATTCAAAGTTGAGGGGTTAGGGCCAATCGTGTATTGCGTTTGACCAGAAATAACAGGGCAAATAATTTCTGTGACATTGAAAACCATCATGTTTTCGTTTGACCATTGGTCAATCATGTCATTCATCATCTCAAACGCATCTAATGCCGCGTCTGGAGTAGGAGTTTCACCAGCTTCCAATGCACCAATGTCTTTTAGCGCTCTGCTAACAATGTCATAAGGCACAGCCATAGTGATTCCTTAACTTAATCTAAATGTGGGCGGCTTCCAAGGCAAAGCAATTTCTTGCTGTTTTTTTACCGCTTCAAGTTGCTCTATTAGCCTTGATTTTATGCTACTTACCCCATCTTGGGTAGTGCCTTGATCAATCCAATTTATAACCATTTCCTCAGTCACTTGGGCTGTTGGGGTTGTTGCCTGTTTAGCATCAAAATCCCAATAGCCTTCTGTTTCAATTCTTAGATCATCCTCGATCAATGAAAGTAGATACTTAGCCTGAACAATAGCTTTGTCATCACCTTTCAATTCAAGAATTTTCCAAATAAATCTCATGGCTGAGTGGGCCAAACAATTTCATTTGGAAATCCAGACTGTGATGGCACATCCCGCAATGCTTGACGATACGAAACATAACTGTCTTTGACAGCTTGTGGCACATCAGCGGCTTGAGTCCAATCTGTTGCGGCTAATTTTGCATTTCGTTCTTTACGAACTTCAGCGGCTTTACGGGAATTAGCACCAGCCGCATATTCAGCTTCTTCAGCATCACATTGGGCTTCTTCTTCAGCAGTCAGCGGAAAACGCCCTTCAGAGGTTGATTTATATCTTGTCATAATATTCCTTAACTGTTTTTAATGCCGTAAAGACGCAAATTACCATTCCAACTATTATTTCCAGCAAATTTTATTCTTACGCCAGTGTTAACACCCGCTGTTGTATAAATTCCCGAAAAAGTTGATGTGTATGCGTCCCCCGCATCGCTACTTGAAGTGCAACTTCCAAAAACTCTTTGTTGTTGACTAATTGATGGTGATGGAACATACATCACAAAAGAAGAAAAACGACTTGAAACATAAGCAGTTGTAGTAGTAAACATTTGAATGGCGGCTGTATTTTTCAAATTCACTTGTGTTTCAGCAGAATTTACTGAAGTTGCTATTGATAAATATCCTGTTGTTTTATATGAGCCATCAATTTTTAAACGACAATCCATAGATATATTTTGACCGTTGGCTGAAATAATATTATTTCCAATAATCACATACATATCATAAGTAGAGTCAAAAGTTGTTTCTACATCACCAAACGCAGTATTTGATACATTTACAGTTGATAAATAAGTCCAAGAACCACCGCCAGATGGGGCGGTACTTGCCCAAGTTGTACCGTTAGACGTTAAAACATTGCCCGCTGTGCTTGGGGCTATTGTTTGTAAAGCAGATGTGCCATTTCCCAACAAAACATTGTTTGTCGTTAAAGTTGCCGCACCAGTACCGCCATTGGCTACAGGCAATGTTCCTGTAACGCCAGTAGTTAAAGGCAGACCAGTTGCGCTAGTCAAAACTGCCGCTGAGGGAGTACCAAGATTAGGTGTAACAAGAACAGGGCTAGTTGCCAAAGCCAAGACCGTTCCTGTTCCAGTAGTTGTGTAGCTAGTACCCCACGCAGAACCAGTAGAGTTTGCGATCCCCGCGCCCGGATAAGTCTGCGCTGATGGAGAAGCAAAACTCAATGTTCCACTACCATTTGTAGATAAAAATTGACCGCTTGTCCCATCAGCCGCTGGCAAAGTAAAAGTAGTTGTGGCGGCAGTATTTGGGCCAGCCAAGTTGACCGCCCCGCCTAGTGTTGCTTGAAAAGTTAACTGTCCCATGATTTTCCTTTACGGTGCAATGATTAGCTGATTGGCGGTAAAAGCGCCTGTGCTTGGGTTGTATTTAAGTTTTGTGGAACTTACGTTTTGTGTGGTAACAGAACCTGATGTGGCGCTTGTAAACACCAAATAACGTGTGGCATTTGTGGTTGTATCGTCAGCAATCGTAATGCCACCCGCAGGGCTTGACCAAACAGCGGGAGAACCAGCACCCGCAGAAGTCAAAACTTGTCCATTTGTGCCAACAGAACCATTCACAGAAACTGTTGAATTAGCTGACAAAGTGGTAAACGCACCCGCTAATGGGGTTGAGCCACCAATTGCCACATTGTTCATTGTTCCCGCAGTTGCAGGGTTAACCGTCAGCGTTCCTGTGCCTGTTGGGGCAATAGAAATAGTTGCATTAGCGGGATTCATGTTAAATGCGCCATCAAGCGTCAAGTTAACACCACCGCCAGCACCCCATTGCAAAACAGAAGCTGAACTAGAAGTTCTTAAAGCACCACCGCCAGAACCAGACGCATCAAAATTAGTACCGACAAACTTTGTGTTTGCCGTAATCGTTGTGCCTGTGATCGTGTTAGCAGTTGTTCCACCAATAGCGGGGGGCGCAGATAAATCAAGCGTTCCACCCAATGTCAGACTACCTGAACTTGTCACAGTTCCTGACAAACTGATTCCAGATACCGTCCCCGTACCGCTGACAGAAGTCACCGTTCCTGATGTAGAAGCCGCCCAAGTGGGTAGCCCTGAAGCTAGCTTCAACACATAACCGTCAGTTCCAGCCGCAAGCAATATGGTTGTGCCACTTGCCGTCTGATAAGGAACTGAGCCAGCCGCACCGCCAGCAAGGTTTGTAGCCGTTGTAGCGCTTGTGGCTGTGGCGGCATTGCCACCAATGGATAAACTTGTTGCAGTACCCGTTAAGCCCGTCCCTGCGCCTGTAAATGTGGTTGCATTGACAGCCGCGGCAGTTGTGCCGCCAATTGCTGTGCCGTTGATCGTGCCACCAGTAATTGCAACGCTAGATGCCGCTTGAGTGGACATTGTTCCCAAGCCTGAAACTTGAGTGTTTGCAATTGCAATGTCAGAAGCCGCCAACACGGTTAACTGTCCTTGAGCATTGACAGTCGCTGTTAACGTCTTAGAAGCTGAACCGTAAGCACCAGCAGAAACGCCTGTGTTTGTGATGCTAAAAACGTAACTAGCAAGTGTCAGTCCTGTGCCAGCGGTATAAGTTGCTGAAACAGAAAAGTTAGACCAATTGACTGCGGTTGTGCCAAGAGTGCCGCCCGGCTGTGCTGTGCAATACCACGCAGAACCCGCCAACGTGCTTCCACTTTCTACAAAACAAATTGCAGAAATCAATTCGTTCCATGTGTCAGCATCAGGCGCTCTTGACCATGCCGTAGCAGAAGCTAAATAAATGCCGTTTTGTGATGTTGTAGTTTGGCTTTTAACCAAAACTCTGTCACCCGCAATAACCGTCACACCATCAAGCGTTTGCAAGCCTGAAAGCGTTATGTTTGTAGTTGTCCCACAAAGAACTGGCTGTTTCCATGATAAACCAGCCGCAAAGTAGTCAAGATATGTCTTGTTAACAACATCATTTCCGCTTGTTGGGGCTGTTGAAACTGTTGCAGTCGTAAAAGCCGCAGAGGATGGAGTTGTCGCACCAATAGTCGTGCTATTGATCGTGCTGTTTGTAATGTTTAAACCAGATTGGCTAGGATTTACAGAGGCATAAAACGGTTGACCCTGACCAATAAAAGTCTGAAATGCGCCATCAACAGAAAAATAAGCCTGAACAGGCAATAAATTCTGAACGTCTGAGTTTGATGGGCTTGTCATGGTTTATGCACCGTGAATGATTGCGTAATTGATTACGATGGCTTCAGCCAATGGACTAGCAGTATTGTTGTAAACACCAATCACGGCAGTTCCAGCGCCTACGTTAGCAACGTAAGGCCAATAAGCGCCTGACGTTCCACCACTACCCACATTCACAATCAAAACGTCTTTGGCAGACAAAGTGCTGTTTGTCAAAGTAAACAAAACCGTTGTGCCAGCCGCCAATGAAGCGGCATTCATGGTAATTTGACCAGCAGACTTGTTCAAAGTCACGCCAGTTGATTTGCTTGTGGCTTGGGTAACAGTTCCTTGAGCAGAGGCGTTGTAGCCAATTTCGCTTGAGGAATAAATTGTTGTTCCAGTTACAGCCGCAGGGGTTGTGCCGCCAATGACAGAACTGTCAATGGTTGCGCCTGTGATTGTGTCGTTAGCCAGAGGGGGGCTGAAGTATGCCCCGCCCGGCCCGACCAAACCCACGCAAACGCCCGCTGAATTGAATTCAGCTTGCACAGGGACAAGATTTGTAGATGATGTATATGCAACAGAATTAGCGCTTGACATGGGTTTTTTCCTTTAGCTTTGATCGCCAACAGGGGTCACATAAACGATTGATGGGCCAGAGGCTGAACCAATCATGCGGACGTAATAGGGACTTGCGGGTACTGCCAAGACAATTGGAACTGTCATAGAGGCGGGTAACACAAAGTTCCCTGTGGTTGAGCCGCTTACGGGCAAGACAGCCGCACCCACGTTAGCATCGCCAATGCTGACAGCAACATAGGTAGCACCCGTGTTGATGAAAGAAGCGTAGTTAACTTGGTCATTTGTGCTTGCAGTAATCGGAATAGCAATGGTAGAGGACGCAGTTACCGAAATGGCAACCGTGACCCCAACAGGGCGTAAAACCGTTGTATTAGACATGATTAAACAGCGTTTGAATCAAGGGGCAAATACTCAGGACGATCCACAACCACGGTGTAAGTACCAGCCGCGGCAGAAGCGCTTGAGCCTGTTGCATTGATAAACTGAACAATCAAAGTGTCAGCCGCAGAAACATAAGCATTTGCAACAGCAACGCCAGTTGTTTGAGCCGCAGGGAGACTAACTTTAATTGCATCACCGACCTTTAAGCCAGCAACGGTAACAGTTTTAGATGCGCCAGAAGTAGCAACGGTTGTGGCTGTAAAAGTCACACCCATAACGAATGCGTTGGAGATGTTTCCACGCAAAATTGTCGTTTGGAGAGCCATGATGATTCCTTTAGAGAATGATTAAATTGTAACGCCAAATAAAGAAAAAGCCACCCCTTTGACAGAGTGGCTTTCTTCTCTTTTATCCCCGATTAAAACTCGGAGAAGTCGTAACCGTAAACGAAAATGTCAACAGTACCGCCTGAAACGGCTGTGCCAACTTTTACATAAAGGGTTTGAGCCGAAATATTGGCAGTCTTTGTAGTTGAGACAACGGTTGAGTTAGTCACAAATGCAGAAGATGTGTTGCCTGTCAATGCGGCATTGCTGACGATCTCTGTACCAGCACCACCGGGCAATGTCCAGATAGCCAATGCACCAGAACTAACGTCTTTGTTAGCGTTGGTGATAGCCACGTTCTGGACAGAATAGGAAGTGGTGTTGTTGATAGGGAGAGTTACAGAAGAATCACCCGTTTGGCTGATAGGCACACCGCTGGCGTAAGCCAATAAGCGGATTGCCTGATTTGTTGCCAAATTAGATGGGTGAATCGTTGTGGTACTTGATGGGCCGGGATTTGCCATGATATGTTTCCTTAAATTAAGTTTAGAACTGGAGGGGTGATTAGCCCCTCCTAGACCATTAGGCGGCTACGCGGCAAGCCAACTCTGGGTAGAGTGGGGCCCAACCATACAAAACGTCCAAACGTGTTGGGATGGAATCGTTGTTAATTGTATATTGACGAACCACACGCATGGACAGGCCGATTTCCTTATCAGAAGCGCGACCAGCAAAGTGGACACCCTCTGGCAATTCAAGATCAGCCACGGCCAGCGTAAACGCATTACGGTGCATGATGATGTTTTGTGGGGAAACAGTACCCGTCTTGTTAAAGAACGTAATGGCGGCTGTGGTGCTAGTTGTTGGGATTGACACGTTCTGGAATTGACCAGCGGTAATCACAGCAGGGCTAACAACAACAGACATAGTGCCATCAGTAGCGGCAACGGCAGTCTTAACCACGAAATTACGCAGTTTGTTAGTGCCGTAGGCTTGACGGTTCTGGGGGTTAACCGCATAAACACCAGCGATTTGGAATACATCGCCAGCGTTAAGGGAAACCGTACCAGTAGCGGTCAAAGTGATGGTGCTAGAGGATGCCCAACCAGAAGTCAGGAAGCCAGAAGCGGCAGTAGTTGAACAGACAGCAGTTCCCGCGAATGAGCCAAAGGTTTGGCTTACCACGTTCTGATCCATCTTCCAATTCATGCCAGCAGAGTCACGACCCATCAGACCTTTTTCGTACTGTGTACCAATACGGTCAGAGGGAACGAACAAACCCTTCAAGCTATCAACAATGGTTGCTGATGTGAAAGGCTCAACGATACATGATCTGCGACCGTCACGGGGTGCGCCTTCAGAGTCAAGATATGCGCCAGCAGTCAGATATGTGATCAAGCCTGTAGGCGGTGTTCCAGCAGTACCAACGATGTTGGCAGTTTGCAAGGTAGCCATAGACATACCGTCACGGTCAATCTTGTTGGCAATAGCCGCAATAGCGGGTTTCAACACGCGGTCAGAGAACATATCCAAAGATAGGGCCAAATCTTGCGTAGTAAATTGTGTGTCCACATGGAATTGTGTTGACAATGTAACGGGAACTGAAGTCTCGTTAAAATCTTCCACATTCAACGCGGGGCCTGTCGTACCAATAAAGCGACCGGGTTTGCGGACATTGACTGTGTTACCAATCTTTGCACCGACAACCGCGAATTGGTCATCATAGTTGCGGTCAACTTCGCTTGTGAAAGTCAACTCATTTTCCAAGACCATTAAGGCCTCATTTGTGATCTTGCTGATCGTCAATAAATTATTAGCCATTTTTAAACTCCAAAAAGATTAGGTTTACCGAATTTTCCCCGATTTTCTGGCGGCTTTCCAAGCCTGATATGAACCATGAAATTCGCCATCAGCGGAAATCGGTACATCAGCCTTGCCTTGCCCACCACGAATCGGTTGAATCGGTGCTGGTGCTTTACTTCTAACAACAGGGGCTGTCTGCTTAGTCTCAGGATTAACCTCAAACCTTGCTTCTAGTTTTCCTATCTCTCTAAGCGCGGCATTTGGACTCAAGCTGGCGATCTTTTTGGCTAGGTCATTGTTTTCAGCTAGGTGATAGAGGATTTTAGGCCCCACATCACTCTCCAGAATTGCATCCCTGACTGCGTTGTTTACAACTACGTCACTAGATGCGACCAAATCATCAAAATCGGGCAGTTCTGCCTTCGCTTCCTGAACCTTCTGCGCCCAAGATTG